ACTTTCTAATCTTGTAGGACCATAGGATAGGATCAATTACTTTCCATTTAAAATAAGCCGCTAATATAAGTATTGTAGGCATCCAAATATATTCACGATATTTAAAAATTATAAATAAAAGCAGGAACGGTACTATGAAATTTTCCATTAAAGTTCTTCTCTCAATTTTATTATTGAGCAATGCGGCATATGCGCAAACTGCTAGTATTCTCCCTCCTGCTAAAACTACATTTGTAGATCAGAACGGAAAACCTTTGACTTCAGGAAGTGTAGGATTTTATATTCCTAACACTACAACGCAAAAAACTACTTGGCAAGATGCAGCCGAGACAATCCCTAATTTAAATCCTGTTATTTTAGATGGTGCCGGTAGAGCTTTAATTTTAGGTTCTGGTAATTATCGTCAAATTGTTAAAGACAGAAATGGAAATTTAATTTGGGATCAAGTTACTAGCTCAACTGGTAGTGGTGGAGGTTCTTCACCTACAGCTACAGGAGATGGTGATTTAGTAGGTACTATTAAACCTTGGGCTGGTTTAACTGCTCCTAATCAATATATGTTTACCTATGGGGAAGAATTATCTAGAACTACTTATGCTGCTTTATTTACAGCTATTACTTCTACTCAAGCTGTTTTTTGTTCTAGTGGAAGTCCTATTTTAACTGGTTTAGGTGATACAACTAATTTCCCTATTGGAGCTAAAGTTGAAATTGCTTGTGTAGTTTCTGGTGTTTCAACTATTGCTTCTAAAACTTCAAATTCTATTACATTAGCTGATAACTCTAATGTTAATTTAAATACATCAGCTATCATATTCCCATGGGGAAATGGTAACGCTAGTACAACTTTTAATTTACCAGATTTTAGAGGTTTCGCTATCGCTGGTAATAATAATATGGGTGGAGTTGCGTCATCTATATTAACTACTCAATTTTTTGGGGCAGCTAATCCTAATTCGATTGGTGCTGCTGGTGGTAGCCAAACTTCTAATATAGTTTTATTAGCAGCTAATTTACCAGCGTATACTCCTGCCGGAACAATTACTAACGGCACGATTACTATTACTCAAAATGCAAATATTACAAATGCAGGACTTGCTGCTAGTGGTGGTAGCGGGGCACCAACGTCTGCTGCTGCTACTATTAGTGCTTCTCAAGCAACTTCAACATTTGCAGGAACTCCACAAGGAGGTACATCTACTCCTATAGCATCCTCATTAATTCAGCCAACTAAAACTTCAAATTATATTATTAAAGTTACTCCTGATACTAACTCTGCTACAGCTAGTGGAGTTACATCATTAGGTGGAATGACTGGTGATATTGCTTGTGGTACTAATGTTATTTGTACTGGAAATACAATCTCATTTAATGCGGCTACTACTGTAAATATTAGTCAGATAACAGGTTTAGGAACTAACGTTGAGACATTTTTAGTAACTCCTACTAGTGCTAATTTAGCTGCTGCTGTAACTGATGAAACGGGCAGCGGCGCGGCAGTCTTTGGCACTTCGCCAACATTAGTGACCCCCAACATTGGTGCTGCCACTGGCACGTCTTTAACTACCACTTCCACCATTACAGGTTCTGTTATAGTTGGCAAAAGCACACAAGCATTTAACGCCGGGGGCCAGATTAATGCGTTCGATATCACAGACACTAATCGTCAGGTCTGGTTCGGTTTCGATCCAACACTTGAAATGGGTTACATACAAGCCATCTGGCAGACGCACGGCTTTGAGCCATTGTTGCTCAATCCTAATACTGGTGGTGTGTCGATCAACAAAACCACGAATGCCGCAGCCCTTGACGTTACTGGCAGCGGTCTATTTACCGGATCGATTCTATCTAATGGCACCGCAGGGGTAGGATACTCTACTGGTGCTGGCTGTGCCGTTACCCAAGCATCCTCTCGTCTTACGACTACTCCTGCATGTAATAAACCTTCAGGTGATGTTACTTTATTTTCTGCTGCTGCTACTGTTGGTGTGTATGCAACATTTACAGTTGCAAATACTACAATAGCGGCTAACGATACAGTTTCACTTTCTTTTAAATCTACAACTAATACATATAATGCTGTTGTAGTCGCTATTAATGCTGGTGTTGGATTTAATATTTCTTTAGGTTCAGTATCAGGTACATCAACAGATGCACCAGTTTTACATTTTAATGTTATAAAAGGAGTTAATAATTAAAATGACCGTTCCATCTTGGTATGTAGCTGCTTTAAAAGAAATCGGTACTCGCGAACAACCTGAAAATAAAGGTCCGGCCATTCAACGCTATATTGATTTAGCTCATTGTGGTGGTCAAGGTGATCCATGGTGCGCAATCTTTGCTAACGCAATGCTTGAGAGTGTGGGCATATTAGGTACTCGTTCGGCTATGGCTAGATCATTTGAACATAACTCTAACTTTATTAAATTAGTAGGACCATCATTAGGAGCTATTACTACATTTTGGCGTACATCTAAAACTTCTGGATTAGGGCATGTAGCTTTCTATGCTGGTGAACAATCTGGATTGATTGATGCATTAGGAGGGAATGAAAGCGATATGGTTCGCGCAGAACTTTTAAACCCTCATGGGAATACCTTTGGATTATCTGGTTATTATTGGCCTAAAGCGGTTCCATTGCCCACAATAGGCAAATTGGCATTGCAAATTTCTCCTTCATCTGGTCTAGGTAAAGTGGTTTAAGAATTAAAGGATTTTTAAAATGAATAAAACTCAATTGCAAACTACCTTTGCCCCATTGATTGCAGCACTAGCTGGTTTCTTAGCAGGCAAAGGATATTTTGGGTTTGATGCTCAAACTTGGATTGCTATTATTGGTGGAATAACAGCATTAGCCGCTACTGTATGGGGCGCAATAGCCGCTCGTCCTCAAGCTCTTAAAGATACTACTGCTACATTATTAAATACAACTGTTGTAACTGATAAAGCTTCAGCAGATGCGTTACCTAATAATAAAGATGTTATCGCTGTAACTCCTGAATTGGCTAGTGCTATTAAAAAGGCGTCATGATATGAAAAAGATTTTAGTTTTAATTAGTGTAGGTTTACTCTTAGCAGGTTGCGGTGGTAAATCTATTTTCGGAATTGCTAATCCTGTAGGAGATAATGCATTAGGAGCAGCTATTAGCTCTTACGGTATTTTAGATACTGCTGTTATTGCCTATCGTGGTTTACCGCGTTGTACTGTTTCTAATAATTTTTCAGCTACTAATATTTGTCATAAGAGAAGCGTTTTAGTATCTGCTCAAGCTTATGATGCAGCAGCTAATAAAGCTATCAATACAGCAGTAGCTTATCAACGTGCTAATCCAACTTTAGATGCAAGTAGCTATATTACTGCGGCTGAAGCGGCTGTATCTACATTTAAATCTTTCGCTGTTGCAGCGAATTTACCGGGAGTAAATTAAAATGGACGCTGCTTCAATTGAAACAATTCTTGCAGCTATTGCAAATATTGTAACTATCGCTGCTCCACTTGTTATTCAAGCAGAACAAAATGCAGCACCATTTGCTAAAATTATTTACGGTTTGTTTACCGGAACTAATTTAACTGATGGTGATGTAGATGCTGCACTAGCTCAAGCTAATGCTCTTTCTGCTCAAATCCAAGACCCTAACTTTGTTGCTCCTATTCAAGCTGATGATGTTTAATTACTAGGGAACTGGAATACTCTGGTGGACCTTGTTTTAGAATTAGTTAAACAATGGGGTCCACCGGGGGTAGTAGCAATAGTAATGTGGATTATGCTACTAAAGTCAGAAAAACGAGAAGAAAAAAAGGATATGCGTATTCAACTATTGGAAAATCAATTAGTTGAAAGTTATGATGAAAGAATATCTATAGCTGATCAGGTATCAGAAGCCATACACGCCAACTCAACAGCTTTAATAGCGTTAACAAATGAAGTCAGGTCTAGGTAAAATGATTAATCAATTTAGACGCCTATGGGCTGATAATGGCAAAAATGATAAAGACTTTACTGATCAGGAAACAAAGCTGCGCCACGCCTTACAGCATTTGAAATCTGCGGCAGATAGCCTTAGCCGGGCGGCTCAAACCCTTTCTGACGTGCTTAACGCTAAAGGGTAGCTAGGATTAACAGCGCGGGGCAGCGGCGCGTTATTTCGAGGGAGGCTAGGGCAAGGTAGTCTAGAAAAATTGAAGCTGCTTAGGCTTCCTAATATACCCGATATCCTCCAATATCTCTTTAGTGTGGTTAATATACCACTCATAATCTATATCATCTGGAAAGCTATTAGGAAGGTCCATACAAGGTTTAGCCCCATCGCTATCAGCTATCTTGTTATTAGTCTGTACTGTCTGTATGCAGCCTAATTCTCCTTTAGCATAGTACCAACGCAAAACTTTCCCCAAATACTCGCCATTTTTGTGCGCTCCGGGGGACTTGGCTTGTCTGACTGTTAAAAATCTGGTGAAATCCTTGCTTTCTTTAATAGTTCTTTCAATCGGGATATTATCAGCCAATAATTTTTCAACAGCATCAGAGCAAATAAGAACAATTGGATTTGTATCCAGCTTGGTCCCTGACTGTGATCCAACTTCACTATATGGACCTTTCTTTTTAATTCTGTCTTTTTCTTTTAATTCGCCAGTTACTTTATCTCTTATGCTATCATCAGTTTTAACAGCAAAATAAGAATTAACATCTCTAGCAAAATAACCTTTGTATCTAGTTTCTTCAGTTTCAAATCCTGTTTCATTTTCCCACACTTTAGCACATAATGCGGCAGTCTGTTCCTTTTCTTTTGGAACCAGCATCACTATACCATCTGTATTAGCTGATATGACTTCTACCCCATTTTCTTCAAGCATCTCTATCAACATTAGTAAAGCTAGTTGGCCTGTTACAGTGACTTGAATTGTTAAATCTGGCGCATAGAGACTAGACCAAAAATCACTAAACTTTCCAGACGTTCCATTAATGACAATTTTTAAACCTTTATCTCGGCTAAATACTTTATTCTTTTTAGCAGCTAGTCTTACATCAATAATTTTATTGTACGCTTCCAAGAAAGCTTGCCCCATAGATTGTGGGTATAATCCTAATGTTGTAATAATACGCGGATAATAACTAGCTACATCCCTATCGACGATAGACAAATTATCACTCGCTTTATAAGCAATATTTTTTTCTGACGAATGTAAGCCGCCAATACCAAGTCTGTATTCTCCTTTTCCAATTTTTACACTCCCTTTTAGTTCATCAGGTAAATCTATCTTACCATATGAATTGACAATAAACTTAGCTATGCGAATTTGGCCTAGCATAAATTTTAAATTATCAGATTGATACTTAATGTAATTAGGAATTGAATAACGATAAGTTGTACCAGTTTCTATTTCGGCTCGCTTAGGACGCTTTCCATTAATTTTACCAACCTCTTTAGATAATACTACTTCAGCCATTTGAGCATCTGATTTACTTCTTAAATCTTCTTGATATTCAACTCCCATGCTTTCGCGTAATTCAATACGCTCTTTCATGAAATCAAATAGTAATTCTGTTCCATCTAAATCATTAAAGTTATAGTGAGTTACAATTTCTATTTCATCAGCAGTTAGTTCTTTAGTATCTGGAATTGGCAACTCTTGAATACGTTGCGCATGTAGTCTAGCCATATAAAGTTTTAAAGAGCCTTTAAGTGGGCTAACTTCAATTAAATCAATATGATTAGTTTTAAATGCAAAAAATTGATATTCTTTTTGAAGCTCTTGTTTTCTCATTCCTCTTAAAATGATATCGTTAGAAGCATCCTTTAGCCTATATGTATCTTGATCATGATATGATAACCAAAGCATTAAGTTGTCATAGCTTATAGAATTAAAACCAACTGTCCTGTAGTTATTCATAATCCAAGAAAGCATTTTTGGATTAAATGATTTATCTTGCCCACATTCCATTACTAAAAACTTATTGGTTTGCCATAATTTAAAATTGCAGCAGTACCAGTTGGGGTAACATTCAATATCAAAAAATAAAGTCCCTCCTGCATTATCAAGCAATTCCTGATCAGACAAAAATTCGCGCTCAATGAATGAACGTGGCTTGTAAGGCTTTAATTGAGCGGCTTTGTCTAGGACAATTAAGCCTTCAGCGTTTATTGGCATTTAAGACCACATTATATCAAATCTAACACAATTAGTAATTTTCTCTTTATTATCTTCCCAATAGATATATTTTTTGTCAATTAGTCCTCGTATGCAATATTCGTCATATTTATGTATAGAACATTCATATCGTTTATCTGGAATATTTATAGAATAACAAAATTTAGCGTTAACTCTTTTAAGATATTCAGATAAAGAATACGCGCATGGCATTAAAATTTTTTCTGATAAATCATCTAGAGTAATTTCTAATTCTTTATTTGAAATTAAAGTATCCACATGAGCTTGTCTATTTCCAAATCCTTTTTTAAAGGTTAAATTTGCGTCATGATTAGATAATAATCTTATAAACTCCATTGTCATTAAATTTATTGTTATCATCCTTTTTCCCTTCCACTGATAATGCCTCTTACTACATCGCCTTCAAATACACAACAATAACTGCTATTATGTAATCCATTTGCCATATAATCTATTTTCTTCACAAAAGGTTTCATCATTTTTAATTGTTTAATAGGATAAACAAAACCCTTTGGAATACCGCTGCATTCATAAGTAGCTCCTATACTACTCTCCGCATGAGACATTAAAAGATTTGTATCAGAATAAACTAATCCATCTGCTGAAAATGGCTCTATAGCCTCAATAGCTTTAAATAAGCCTTGATCTATAGACCATAAATTAGCAGGAATATTTAAAATGCGGGATACATCAGGCCATTCATCTGAATATAGTTGCGTTCTTAACCAACAGCCACCTTCAAAATAAAATGTAGCACTTGACCGGCTAAATCCAAATCCTGTTAAAGCTTTCTTCTGCTTAACTAAAGCAGCTACAAATTGTTTTGGTAATGGAATATTAGGAGGTAAATCTAATCCGTGCCAATATTCCAGCAGCATAACCCGATTAGTGGATATAACGCTAGCTCCATTCATTAGAACAGATGCAGTTAATACATGCTGCGCATTTTCGCTAGCCAAAACTCCTACCGCCTCTACAGCGTCCTTAAATTTATTATCTATGCCTACAATCATAGGATCAGGTAAGGCTTCTTGCATTAACGTAGGATCAAGGCAAGGAACTACCGCTTTAAACTTACCTGATTTTACCGAAAGTCTGCCATTGTCTAATTGGGTAAGTGAATAATTTTCTTCACACTTTGACAATGCATCAAAGAGCAATAAAGTGTGGGGATGACAGACGATATCCTCAACGATAGGAGCGCCAGCAGCAATAATACCATTAAAAGCGATAGCCCAATTATTGCGTAATCCGATATGTGTTTCATAGCTAGCTCCTAACTTTTCTGATACTACAGAACAGAATTGCAAAGCATCTAGCAATTGATTAGAAGGTTGAAGTTTTGAGCGAGGTTTAGGAGGCATTTATTTTCCGAATTGATGTTGAATAGCTTCCCATTCATGCCAGTTGCAGGGGCAAAGATATTTTAAAGTAAGCTTATCACCTTGGATGCTGGTCCCATAAATAGCGCAAATTCTATACATATGATATTTAATCACCATACTATCAGGTGTTCTACCTTGTCTAAAAGCTGATAAACTTTCTTGAAAATCGTTGTCTAAGTTTATTGGAAATTTTATAGGTTTGCTAACTTGTACTTGATCGCCAAATACCTGTCTATCATCAACGTATTGAATTTGACCGTCGCATTCTCCACCTATACATTTTAATTTCAAAACGGTATCTCCCCATCATCCTGATAGTCCGGGCAGCTATTAACAATTATCTCTGCTGGTGGTTTAACTTGATATTTTTTGCACTGATCATTTGGGTAATCCCAATTCATACAGTTAAGACAATTTTGAAATATGTCTGATCGTGTAATATTTTTAATTAAATCTGTTTGAAGATTTAACCAAACTTCTTGACGTAGGATTGGCTTAGGTTGTTTATACATGACGCGCAAACTCGCCATGTATTTCTAAAGATTTTAATCTATAAGCTTCGGCGGCTTCTTCTTTAGTTCCATAAGTTCCTAAATTTAATTTTTTTCCGTTGTATTGCAATCTTGCTATAAAGTTTCCACAACTATTTATAAAAACTCCTTTTATTTCAGTTGTGCTAGTATAGCAATGATTTTTATTAAATTGATTTTGCTGATGCTCTGCTTCTCTTAAATTTAGCCATCTATTATTATTTTTAATTGTATCTTTGTGATCTATCTCATTTTCAGGCCATTCTCCGGTCATGTATAGCCATGCAAGTCTGTGAGCTAAATATTGAGTGCTATCTATTTTTATAACTCTGTAACCTTGCTTATCTTCAGTAGTTATCCATTTGCTTAAAGTTCTACCAAACTTAGCTTTTACCCATTTAAACAATCCAGTTTCAGGATCATAAAAAAGAATTTCTTTTAAATATTCTTGAGTTATCATATTACATTTCGCATCCTAGAATTTCGGGGTAAGTTTTGTTAACATGCACTCTTATAAAGCGCGGGCATCTGAGATTAGCTATATATATTAAAGCTTCGTCTATCGTTTTTGGAGGTTCTAATGGACTTCTGCGCCTCCACCAATCTCTAGCTACTTTACCAGCCATACCCGGATGTTCAAGACAAATATATTCTTTAAAAGCTAAACCAGTAGTGAAATACGTTGTCTTGAGTGTAGGAGGCTTGCCAAATCTACCTTGATGCTTTTCATAAATTGCATTTAATACATTAAAGGTTTCTACAATAGGTGTTTGTTCAATTGCGGCTGCTCTAATCAACTCTTCAGTACCAGCTTTAGAAACTATCTTTACAGCGAATGAAAACTCTTCCCCACAATTAATACAAAATCTAACCTTAGTATGGTTATAAGTACCGCAGCTTTCGCAAATCTTAATCGGTATTTCCCCCGGTAATCCCTTTTTCATCTTAGGGATTTGAGGATCATTAATAGGCCCAAGGCGCGGAGTATTACGCGCAAAGTCCATTACAAGGCAATTAATTTTACCATGAGCTAATCTAGTGCCTCTAAATAACATTTGAACCCAAAGAGGTACACTAAGGGTTGGCCGCAACATTCCTATGTGATCAATTTCAGGATGGTTAAAACCTGTTGTAAGTTTTCCATAGTTAACGATAGCTCTAAGCGAATTAGCTTTAAATGCTTTGATTGCAGCATCGTTATATTCGGATGGCCGTTTGCTATGGACTGGCGCGCAATCGACGCCAAAGGCTCCAAGCTGTTCTGCAATGTGTTCCGCATGTTCGATACCACTTGCAAAGATAAGCCATGATCTTCTATTTTGTCCTGCATGTACAAATTCCTGTAATGCTTTATAAGTTATTTCTGCTTTGTCTACTGCACCTTGCAATTGAGTTTTAACAAATTCACCTTGCTGAATACCAACGTTACTTATATCAAGTTCAGTTTTAGTTCTTAATGGAATTAATGGTGCCATATAACCAGCAGCTAAAAGTTCATTAAATCCTTCTAAATTTGTTTTATCATAAACTATATCCGTAAAAAGTCCATTCTCTGTAATTAATCCCATACCCATTCTGTATAAAGTAGCCGACATACCTACAATTTTAAGCTTAGGGTTAATCAGCTTCATAAAAGCAAAAAAAGTTTGATATTCGCTGCTTTCCTCTGCTGATACTAAATGAGCTTCGTCTACAAAAGCTACATCTCTATGACCAAACCAATCTGGATGCTTAATCATAGATTTAATACCGCCATATATAATAGGTTGAGCGGTTTGTTTAATTTTAAGTCCTGCGCTAAAAATTCCCAAAGGAGCTTCGGGCCATAATTTTAAAAGTTCTTCAGCGTTTTGTTGAATTAATTCTTTAACATGAGTTACCATTAAGAAACGTTGATTAGGCCACCGTTGCATAATTCCTTGAATAAAAGCACCCGGAATAATACTTTTTCCAGTGCCACCGGGTAAACCAATTAAAGGGTTGCCAGTACCACCTACCATAAAATATTGATAAATAGCATTTAATGCTTCTTGTTGGTAGTAGCGAAGTTGGATCATTCGTTATAAAAACCCGGCATAAGTCCTGATGATTTTTCATTAGAATTAAAAGCCATTTGCTTTATAAATTTCCAATAATCAATTGCATGTTGCCTAGATGGTCCGCACCAAAATGTTACGGCTGATCTATCATCATCGCGCGGCGGAACATGATGTAAATCAGGATGGGATTTTAAATAAATCCTAATTCCATAATTTGTCATAGATTTACCTGTACGAGATGATACATAATCAGCAGTTACAATTTCAGCAGCTACAGGATTATTGCCAACTGTTATCAATTCTTCTGTATATACATTAATTCTCATTTTTAATTTATCCTTCCGTATTCTTTATGATATTGTTGCCAACGTTTGCTTTCATCTTGCTCATATAATTCTGGATTACAACAAGAAAAATCAGGAACACATTCGTTATCTATTTTATTATGATAACTATTCCCCATTGCCCATGATAAACATTGACATCTAGCACGTTCTTTATATGCTAAATTGGTAGCCATTGTGAGCATCCTATAGGTATTATATCTTTTGGAATATTATCACTGGCGATAGCACAATGCCATTCTGCATTCTCTACAGGAGTTGCGTTGCGGCAAGAGCGACAATTCTTTTCTGGTGTAGCTCCATTATGGCATATATTTACTTGATGACAGAACTTACAATTAAACATTGCTGGATTGTCTGAAATGCGCGGTGGAGGTTCTTTAGAAGTAATAATTGAAGCAGCTTTCTTTTCTAGTTGCGCTCCATAATTCCAATCAAGTTCAATAACTTTAAAAGTTATATCGCTATCGTTTTTATTCTCAATCATATAAATACAGTATTTAATTCCTGTCTTATACCCGTATTGGCATTCCTGCGCCCAATGCTTCGGTTTAGATTTTGATAAAGCTTCTTTACTTACTTTATCGTATCCTGATCCTGTGTTATTGGTTTTGAATGACAACGATAGAATAATATCTTCAGACAATTGATATTTGATTGGAGCTTTACACATTCCGTCCAAGCTACCGCCATAATGGCCCATAACTCCCGACATGCGGAACTGTTTAGGATTAATACCCTGCTTAACAGCTTCAGCCTCATGATAAGGAAGTCCTGTTACATCTTCTACTAATCCATCGCCCGGATCAAATTCAGGTTTACGAAAATAGCTGCCACTTTCAGGATGATAATGTAAAATAGAAGGCTCAAATTCTTTAACTTCAAAACCAATACCTCTAAGATAAGTTACAAATCTTGGCTCTGCCGAATGCCCTACATTAAATAGGCGCATCATGCGACCGTCAAATACTTCCTGTTTAACCCATCTGAAACCATACCAAAGCTTGCGCCAGCATTCTTCACCTAGTTCTGAAGCTCCTAAATGATTGCGGTGGCCTTGCTCATAATAGGTAGCACAGAATGTATCTACATCTTCACTAAGAAGTTGCTCTAACTTTTCACGGTCGGATTGTAGGGAAAGGTTAAGTGTCATTTAATTCCCAAACATTTATTTCCCATACATCATTATCAATATTTTCAATTTGTTTATTATTATAAGCTATCCGCAAATTATCAATATTTTCTTTATTCAATTCTATATCTTTAAATTGTGGAAAGGCTTTACAAAAGTCAGAAATTAATGAAGGCCCACATTGGCTACACCAATTATCAGCAGTAGCCATAATTTTCATTACTGTAATTGCTTCACTCAAAGTCATAGTTATCACCTATTAAAAAGCTCTGCTGATAGGAGGGCACTTACCAGCAGAGCAGTTTGTTAAAGTTTCTTGTTATTAACGATTGCCCCATGGCGGAGACTTATTAGCATCTCCCCCTCCACCGGGTTGCCATGTGCCGCCAGTAGGATTAGGCTTATCTTGCTGCTGTTGTCCTGTACCCCATCCTCCACCTTGCTCTTTCTGCATAGGTGTAGCTCCACCTTGGCCTTGCGGCTGCTGTTGAGCAGGAGGCTTCCCCGGTTCATTACCAGCAGGGTCATATACCTTTTTCAATTCGGTATATCCTTTGGCGTTAGGATTATCAGCAGAAGGCTCTTCACCTTTTTGATAACCAACGTCCATCAAACCTTTACCACCACGCAATGCTGCTCCTTCATTCGTCCAATCAATCTGATAAATATTGACTGCGCGGCAAAGTGCTGACAATTGCCCATGAGCAATTTCAACCGCTTTAGGAGTTTTGTTCCAGATATTATAACGCTGGATCATGTCACCTAATTGTGAGGTAAGAGTTACTACAAACATTCCTCCATCTTTTGCAGCATTTTCTTTAATTTCTGTAGCTGTAATAGTGAAAGGAATTTTCAAAGCTGGTGGATGACCACTTACACCTTGACTTGGCTCGTATTGATTAGCGTTGAAACCGCCTTGCATAGCTGGCATATATATTTATCCTCACATCAAACTGTTAATTTTAGCGATAGCATTGGAAATACGATTTTCCAAAAGCAAGATAGCATCTTCCAATTGCCCACACAAGGTTAAAGGAGCGGGAGTGAAAGGCATTTGATTTTCGGAAACTTTAGCTGTCATGAATTTATTTAAAATTTCTTGTGGAGTATAAGGACCAGTTACTTTAATTTTACCTTTCTTATACGGTCCTACTTTAATTCCCGGCTTGCGACCACGCTTTTTAGGTTTAGCTTTGCGCATTTTCACTCCCCCATCCAGCAGCAGTATTAGTTGATTTAACTTCTGCTACTTCAGGCTCTTTAAAAGTTTTTAAACGCTTATGTAAATAGTTAATGCGTTCAATTGTTTCATCTGGTTCGATATGAGTATACAATTTAGAACCTAAATGAGCAATTAAATCTTCTATTTCATATTCAGTTAAGTTACATGCTTTAGTTTGCATTGGTAGTTTCCTTTAAATAAGCTTCAAAAAGCTTTGCTGCTTCTACAATTTTATTAGGATCAGTAATATGTCGTCCATCTCCATCGTAAGAATTTCCAGCACAAGAGCGAATAGCTTCACTTAAAGCACTATATTTAATTTGTTGAGCTTCCATTTTAAATAAATCCTTTTTCTAACGCAAGCCATTCTGGCAGATAAGCGTTATCTGTTTCATGGCGTATTTCAGCGGCGATATCTATAAGTTTAAGAGCCATAATAATTAACCAATGGTGGAGCATCCATCGCTTTTTGAACAAGCTTTCCGAAATGAGGTTCCTCAAATTCATTTAAGTTTCCTGTCCTGTTTCTAGCAGTTATATTCATACCTCCTATACATTGAAAAGCTAATTGCTCTCCTACCATTCCCTGTACATTAGTTTTAGCTAATCTTAAAATAAAGTCATACAGGAAAGGAACATCAATATTTAAAACTTTACCCGGAAAGTATGGACGCCTAACAGACTGAAATTCTACATCAGCTATTTCTTCTTTACAAATTAAATAGACATGTTTGTAGCGAGTGTAAAACAATGTACGCAAATGCTCCATTGTGTTAGTAGCCATTTCACCGTAAGCAGCCATACCATGCTTTTTATTACCACTGCTGGATTTACCGCTTAAAGCAGCTTGCAAATATACATCAGCCATATAGCTACCGCTATCAACTCCTAACGTATCAAAGTTTTTAGTTTCTGTTGAATTGAAGAACCAAGAAAAAAACTCGTCAATCCGTTGCGAAGTATGAGCTTCGAATGTGGGGATAGTAGAGCCTTTCATTGAAAGCAATCCCGGCTCAATTGATAATAATACAGGTCTAGGTGCTGTATTTAGAATTGGTGTCTTACCAACCCCTGTAGGACCGTATATAATTGTTTTACAACCAAAGTTTTGAGCATGTTCTCCGGCTGCTTTAAGGTCACGGATATCCAAGATTAAATTATCCTTATGCTAATTCGTCTATCTCTGTAAATATATTTATCTCTATAATACTTATTTCGTCTAGTTTTACATTCATTACATTTGCATTTATTGCCCATTTCATGCGGCCATGTGCTAGCTTCTCTACCAGCTTCTCTTATTTTTCTTTTATGTTCTTCTGACAATACTTTACCTATAGAACCTTGTCTAATATTTTCTTTATGTTCTTCCGTAAAAGGTTGTCTTAAATAAGAAGATTTTGGTACACCAGTAGTAGCTTTAGAAATTTTAAGTCTAGTTTCTGGTGAATGCTTTCTTCCTATTGGCGAAGGAGGTCTTAAAGCATCAGGATTGATATTATAACCTAATTCATTGTCGCAAGCTCCTAGCAAATCAATCCAAAATTGCTCTCTAGCTAATAAAAATTCAAATTCTACTAACTCAATTAATATAAATTCAAAATTACTAGAACCATATTTATTCCATGCTGCTTGTAAATGTGAGTTTTCGTGTCTATTTTTTCTTAATCGTCTTTCATGTTCCCACCAGCGTATATCATAATTTTGGCTATGTCCTATATAGAATTTACCATTTATAATATTTAGAATTTGATAAATACAAGACTTCATTTTTTAGATCGCGGAGCTTTAATTTCTAAAGTTGGAGCAGCTTCTTTTATAGTAAGCATGATATTTATGATATCTAGCGCCTCACTCGCGAATTTACTTCCTTTTTCTTTTTCAGAAATTAATTCACGATACTCCAATAATTTAAATGAAGGTGTCCAACTAACTAACCTATCAGAAATTGCCGAACCGGCATTCCCTAAATTTGATAGCTTTTCAAGTGTAGCTTCAACAGTATCATTATCAGCTAGATTGTAATTGTATTTTACAACAGCTTTTAGCGTGTAGCCATTTCCCAATTCTTTATTGTTAGTCCCTTCTTCTTTTTTAGGAAACTCCCTCGCTACAATATATTTACGCAAATCCATTTCTTCAGCTTTGGCAGTTTCAATAGCGTCTTTCTTCTTCTGCCATAACATTAGAAGCTGATCTTCATTCATGGCGTCAAGAGGGTTAGAAGCGGTAGGCCATGGCATTGCAGTAGCATTTTGTATAGCTACATCAGTTGCTTTTTCAAGGCTCTCCGCTGATCCTATGGGCCATTGAGTTTGATTAGGCCAAGGTTTATTGTAAGGTTGAATTATTTCACCACCACGATTATTAACATTATGATAAGTACACATATCGCACATACGAATGGGTTTATCGCTACGACCTTTCCAGCCTACTATATTGATAGCAGGCTTATTGCAAGGAATGTAAAATTGTCCTGATAAGGTTGAAGCTTCTTCACAACAATGTTCTTTAGCTACTAAAGCGTTCATTTCTGCATTCCATCATCAGATTTTTTAATATCGCTAACATATTAAGTCATTCATTTATTCCATCCTTCTAACGCATTTTTAATTTCATCAGAGGGCGAAGTTATAGCGGCTACAGCAGCCTTTAAATTGGAAGCTTTTGCTGTATATT